TGTGGCTGAATCAGGCTCCTTGCTGGAATTTTGAGCTTGACGCAGACCAATTACTTGAGAAGGCTTTGCAGGTTGGTTTTGTCACCCAAGTCGGTGATGATGCTTATTTGGTCAATCAGGATTATTAACCTAACAAAATGTTAGAAAATTTTGAGGGTAAGAAAATGACAATGGCTGAAAAGTTTTGGGAATGGGAGCACAGTGAGCGCATACGCTGGAAGGGTGGAGATCACGACTACAAAGTCCAGCAGTTTGATGCAGGTGCGGAGGTTACGTATTTCAGCAAGTATCCTGACGGTGACGGATACTATGACGATCAAACGCTAGTGACGTTTAGCGACGGATCGCAAACCAATTTCAATTACAAAGGTGAGGAAGGCTGGTGAAATTATTAGACACAACAGGCGGGAACGCCAAGCTAAAGAAGAGCGACAAGAGCAGCCAAGAGTACCGGCTTGCAGGTTTATCACTCATGCCGGACGATATACTTTGTCCCTATCGGAACGTAGCAGGCTGTGCAAAGTCTTGCCTTGAGTCGGCAGGCATGGGCGTATTCTCAAACGTCAAGGCTGGCAGGCAACGCAAGTCTGATTGGTGGCATAGCGATAGGGCTGGGTTCTTGGATCAGCTTCGCAAGGAGTTGACCAATTTTGAGAAGCTTTGCAAGCGTCAGGGTGTCAAGGCGGCAGTGCGTCTAAATGTATTGTCTGACATACCTTGGGAGAAACATGGGATACCGCAGGAGTTCCCCGATATTTTCTTCTATGACTACACCAAGAATGCGTCAAGGCTGGGTAAGACTCCGTCTAACTATGAGTTGATGTTCTCTTATAGTAACGAGCCGGACTATCAGAAGCATGTCGCCAAGGCTTGGAATACCGACGCGCCTATATCGGTGGTGTTCCGTGGCGGTATGCCCGAGCATTACAAGGGACGCAGGGTGATTGATGGCGATGCCTCAGACCTTGTGAACGTCAAGGCTGGTAAGGTCGTTGTCGGATTGGTAGCCAAGGGCAAGGCCAAGAAAGATGAGGGTAACTTTGTTGTTGATAATGTGATTGCGGTAGGGTAAAACCTAACAAATGTTAGAAACTTGGAGGATGTATGGAAACTAGATTGGTAATGGTTGCGATACGGCGCACTGGTAGAGGTAGCGCATACCGATTGGTACAGGGTAGAGTTTTACCTAACGGTAAGACGATTGTAAAAAGAAGTGTGGTGGCTGGTATGATCGAAGAGCTAGGCATCCAACGTGGTGAGGCATACAGATGAAAGTACTTGTAGCGTGTGAGTCTAGCGGCACAGTCCGCGAAGCTTTTAGAAAGCTTGGGCATGAGGTTTGGTCTAATGATCTGCTGCCTGCTGATGATGGTAGTGAGTATCACTTGCAGATGGACTGTGAGGAGGCGATAGGTTGGGATGATTGGGATTTGATTATCATGCACCCACCCTGTACGGCCTTAGCGGTCAGTGGCAACTCTACCTATGCGAAGGGAATGCCTAAGCATGACGAGCGTTTGCGGTCGATTGAGTGGACTACAAAGCTTTATCAGTTGGCTATTATTGCCTGCGACAAAGTGTGTATGGAGAACCCTGTCGGGGTGTTACCGTTCAAGCCTACGCAGTATGTACAGCCTTGGATGTTCGGTCATCCTGAGTCTAAAAAGACAGGCTTGTGGCTTCATGGTTTGCCCAAGCTGGGCGAAACTAACAACGTAAAAGAGGAGTTTGATGGGCTACCAAAACGTGAACAGCAGCGGCTGCACTACCTACCACCGTCAGCGGATAGGTGGAAGATACGCAGCAAAACTTTTCAAGGTCTGGCAGAGGCTATGGCCGAGCAGTGGGGATAGGTATGTTGATTGAGAAGAGGTCTGGACTTACAGGCAGGGTGCATGTCTTAGATGTGCCGGTAACTGTGCAGCAGATAGAGGCTTGGCGGGGTGGAGAGTTGATTCAGAACGCTATGCCTGACCTGTCTGCTGAGTTTCGTGAGTTTTTAATGACAGGCATAACGCCTTTTGAATGGAAAGAAAATTTTGGAGAATAAGATTATGGATTTGTATGACGATAAGTTTTGGGATTGGTTGGATGAGTGCCCTGTTGAGCATAACGCAACGCTGCACATGGTTGACATGTACGGTCAGCGCCTAGCGGGTGTTACCTTTTTTAAGGAGGATGAAGATGAGGACGCCTAAGTATGTATTCACCCGTATACCTAATGATGAGGCCGGGCGTGAGCTAGTTGAGCAGATGCGTAAGTACCTGAACAGGGACAGGTATAGCCTGCGGGTTCGGGGTCAGGGTCTTATTGACGGTGAGAATTGGAGGCGTTATGGTTACGGTCAGCCCTTGGATAAGTCCAAGTACATCAGAATCTATGTAGAGGAGAAAGCTAATGAGAGTTAAGGTGTCGCGTACAGCAAAGCATAATGGTAAGCCTGTTGCTTATGTCGTAAAGGTTAGAGGAATAAAGTTTCCTAGAGGTGTTGGGGATTGGTATTTTCCTAGTGATTACAAGCCTGAGACTGCCTTGAAGATGGCCCTAAATGATTATGAAAACTATTTGGTTGATGCTAAGGAGAAAGCTAATGAGCAATAGAACGAAGTTCGGTAAGACAAGGGACGTATCAGAACCCTACGCTACTTTCAAAAACCCACAGGGTTGGGAGTGGCGCGTACTCAAGACGTATCAGAGCGTTAACAAGGAGCGTGACAATCAGTATGCACGATGGTTTGTTGCAGCTAAGTCACCGCTTACGTATGATAGCTGGGAGTACGGTGATACATATGTAAGAGAAGTTGAGAACTACGGTCACTTAACTTCAGCAACTAGTGAATGGTTAGAGGAGTATTTGAATGAACTTTCATAATGTAAAGAGTGTAAATGTTGAGCGTGACAATAAGCGTGGTTGGACTACCATTAAGATCACCCGACGTGAGAGTTTGGATGTGGACGTTGAGTCTGAGGTTGCTCTTGCTAAGGTTTTCGGTATCGACAGGTGGGAAATGGCTAATGTTGTTCGCAGTATCAATAAGAATGGTACGGTGACTGATGAGATAACTTTGTTTCATATTGATGATGGAATGATTGATATAAATGTGGAGACTGTAAATGAGTAATGATATATGTTGGGTTGAGGCACATAAATCTCACCCAGATGCCCCTTGGAATCAGCCCGATGCTGATGACCTCACCTTTGAATTTGAGGTGACGGTACGGTTGGTGGTTAGGGCAGTAGATAGACACGATGCGGTGAATATAGCTGAGTCGCTAATAAAGCCGTCAGCAGAACTGCTTGACGTAGAAAGCATACAAGTAATGGAGATTTGATATGACTTACTTACAACTGGCACAGTTCATAATGAAAGAGATGCCAAAAGATCTAAGGGATAAGGCTGTTGTAGGCTTTATGCCTTGGGGTTTTGAAGAGTCTGGTGGCATTGATGGTTCGTTTAGAAAGGTCGCTGTTCACTATAATATACAAGACGGGAAGTCTTTAGATCCTGTTGTTACTATGGAGTTTGATCATGATATACCGGCTGCGTAAGTTTAAGACACGCTATGGCGTACATTCCGGGCGGTGCTATACAGGCATCCACTTTGGCCGACGCTCGTGGTACATACCTCATCATGGCAGAGGTCATCTGTTTAAGGTTGAGGACAAGGATGGCAGGACTATGGTGTCCCGTCTCATAACAAGGAAATAACTCTCCGGCACCTGAGCATGTGTATAAACTGCTCACCTTAATTTGGAGAATGAAATGGATAGTATAGATTTATTTATTGATCACTTTGTGATTCACTCTGAGAGCCGTGAAGCTTTGGTGCTGAACGCCGGTAGTTCAGAGGAGTTTGAGAGGCACTTGCGGAATCTTGTATCGCATGAGATTCGTGACGCCTTATCAAAAGAGATCAATGCTTTTGAGGAAGACATTATAAAGTCTAATGGTGTTAGGAAACAGCGACTCATTGATGGGTCTAATGCTTTAAGGGGTCTTAGAAGTGATCTTGTATGGGCAAAGGTTAGAGAAGGGGTGTCGGCATGAGTGACTTGTTTTACAAGGCTGTCAAGGCCCAGAAAAATCTTGATAGGGTATACCCCGATAGGTACTGGCCTGTCGGGGCTGAGTCCCCGCCTAAGCCGCACATCATAAAGGTTACTAAGATGTATGCACAGGGCGTAAGGCCACGTGACATCGTCAAGCAGCTTGGTATGAGTAAGCCTATGGTGATCAGTATTATAAAGCGTTCACGTTTCCACCAAGATACTAAGTACCGTGCAAAACATAATTGATATGTGTAATCACATCCTTGGGTTTAGTGAGTGTTACTTTGAGACAGGCATCGTAACACCTGTTGTTCGTGAGGATGCTCTAAGGCTGTGTCAGAAGCATGGTGATGACTTCTGTATCAGGTTCGTTTCCGTGTACCTTGATGTGCAGAATCAAGAATATCAAAAATTTTCCTGACACCGTTCAGGTTATTGTGTACAATCCCTTTCAAGGTTTTAAAGGAGATATATAAAATGAGTTCTATAGATTCTAGAATGGAGTTTTGTTCAGAGATAGATGATTGGTGGTGTCAGTTGTTTGCTATGCGGTTGGGTGCTCCTCTGCCTTCTGAAAGGATTAAGCTAAGGTTTATTGGTTTTGTTGAGGATCGTTGTAGTGAGGTAGGTTGTTGGAGAATACGTGACGATGACCTAACGTCTTTGTTTTCAGAGTTCATAGATAATCTAGGAGAATGGTAATGTTATTTGATATCACTACTGAGGAGTACCGGGCTTTCACGGCATCACATCTTATTGGATTGTTATATGAAAATAAGTCTGCGTACCACATAACCTACAACATGCATGGTAAAGACCGGCATTGCTTAGAAATAGAGGAGGGTATTGACGGATCGTTAGAAGAGCAAGTCTCTGAATTTTTTATTGACAACGCATCTAAGTGATGTTAATTTATAATGACGCTAACAAAGGAGAAAACCTATGCGTATGATTGATGGTATCCCACAGGTGTTAACTGGCGAAGCCTTTTATCCTCATGTGAAAGTGCCTGTCCCTAACTTCAGCGGTGACCGTAACGGGTATGAGATTAACCTAGCGGTATCTGATGAGGTATATGAACAGTTTGTTGCTGCTGGCTTCAACGTCGGTGTCAAGGCTGCTGGGCGGTCTAAGTATACTGAAGACCCTGTGATTCATTTCTATCAGTGGGAAGTAAATGGGAAGGGTGAGAAGAACCCTGTACCTAAGCTTGTAGACCTTGAGAAGAATGAGATTGATGTGCAGATTGGTAACGGCTCAAAGGTAGCAGTGCAATGGCGAGCAGCCGTGTACGGCCCTAACAAGCAGTACAAACGTGCCATCCTTGAGAACGTACAGATCATTGAGCTTGTCGAGTACGGGCAAGGTGCATCTGGTGAAGCTGAACTAGCATTTTAAAGGAGGTAAAATGACTGAAGAGAATCCAAATACCGTGACCTATGAGGACAAAGAATACAATGTCTCTGATCTGTCTGAACGTGGACAGGTTCTTGTGGGCTTTGTACGTTCAGTCCGTGAAGAGGCTGCGGGTTTGCAGTCCCGTTTAGCTGTGCTACAGGCAGCAGAGATAACCTTCTCTAAGGAATTGGAGGAGATTTTGAACGAGCCTGTGCAGGAAGAAGTGGACTAAACTAAGAGGGGCTTCGGCCCCTTCTTTTATGGAGGCATAATGGCTTTTGTAGAAACGCATCTAGACTGCCCTACCTGTGGACACAAGCAATGTCTTGGTGTAAACGAAGATGGCAGCGCAAAATGTTTTTCGTGTGGTGATTATATTAGAAACTTCAAAGAGGGAGATATGGAACCAACCCCTAGATTGGTAAAGGATAACGTCGTGATCAGCGAAGGAAGCTTCAACAACCTGCGTGACCGTGGGATCAGTGAGGCTACCGCAAAGAGATACGGCGTTAAGTCCACTGTTAATTCTAACGGTGACATAACCCGACACTTCTACCCGTACTACAACGGCTCGGAGGAAGTGGCGTACAAGACACGGATTATAGACGGCAAGGGCTTCATAGCCACTGGGCCTATCTCAGACTGTGGGTTGTTCGGTCAACAGATCGTGGGTGACAAAGGAGGTAAGTACGTTACCTTAGTTGAGGGTGAGTGTGACGCGATGGCAGCTTATGAGTTGCTAGGGTCTAAGTGGCCTGTCGTATCAATTAAAAATGGAGCACAGGGTGCGGAGCGTGATGTAAAGAACCAGATAGAATTCCTTGAAAGGTTCGACAACATCATCATCTGCTTTGATGCTGACAAACCCGGACAGGAAGCAGCCAAGAAAGTAGCAAGACTGTTGAAGCCTAACAAAGCTAAGATCATGGTGATGCCTGACGGTCACAAGGATGCCAATGACATGCTGCGCAAGAACCAGCACGGAGCATATGTGGCTGCTTGGTGGAACGCTAAGACCTACACGCCTAGTGGCGTACTGAACGTGAGTCAGAACAAAGACAAGTTCCACAACCGTGTTAAGAAGAAGGCTATCCCATACCCTTGGGAGGGCTTAAACAAGAAGCTAGAAGGCTTGCGGCAGGGCGAGCTTGTGCTACTTGCGGGTGGTACAGGGCTTGGTAAGTCCAGCGTCACACGCGAACTAGAACACTGGCTTATCAAAGAGACTGATGACAACATTGGTATCGTTGCTCTTGAAGAGGATTGGACACGTACTGTGGACGGCATTCTTTCTATTGAAGCTAATGCTAAACTACATATTGATCGTGTAAGAGAAGAGCACTCAGTAGAAGAGTTGAACATTCTGTTTGATGACCTGTTCATTGATAATGAAAACAACGACAGGGTGTGGATACACGCTCACTTCGGTTCCAATGATATTGACGGTATCTTTTCTAAGTTACGTTACATGATCGTTGGTTGTGAATGTAAGTGGGTTGTGATTGATCACCTACACATGATGGTATCTGCCACATTAGAAGGTGATGAGCGCCGCTCCATTGACTCCATCATGACACGCCTCCGCAGCCTTGCTGAAGAGACAGGGGCTGGACTTATTCTTGTGTCACACCTTCGCCGTATTGATGGTAATAAGGGACATGAGAAGGGCGCTGAGACAGACCTGAGCCACCTTAGAGGCAGTCAGTCCATCGCCCAGTTGTCTGATTGTGTGATTACTCTTGAACGCAACCAGCAGGCTGACGATCCTGTGGTGGCCTCCACTACCCGTGTGCGTATCCTGAAGTCTAGGTACACAGGTGATGTCGGCATCGCTACGTATTTGCAGTATGATAAAGACACTGGGCGGCTGCATGAAGTGGATGACTCAGACATTGACTTTAATCCTGAACAAGAAGCTACACTGGCGTTTGAATGAAGCTATTATTTGACATAGAAACTGATGGGCTTGAGTACACAAAGATATGGTGTCTTGTTGCTCAAGAAGTAAACACTGGTGAGGTCTGGAGCTACGGGCCTGACAAGATAGAAGAAGGAGTTTCATTATTAAATAAAGCAGAGCAGCTATCAGGACACAACATCATTGGGTTTGATATACCTGCTCTAGAAAAGCTTACGTCGTTCAAGCTTGGCAATCAGCAGATCATAGATACCTTAGTACTATCTAGATTATTTAATCCTGTACGTGAAGCTGGACACAGCCTTGCAGTATGGGGTAGTAAGCTAGGTCTTGCTAAGATTGAGTTTGATCAGTTTGATTGTTACACGCCTGAGATGCTTGAGTACTGTAAGCGTGACGTTGGAGTTAACGTCAAGGTTTACAAAGCTTTGCAGAAGGAAGGCGTAGGTTTCTCTCCTGACTCAATAGAGCTAGAGCATGAGGTAGCCTCCATCATGAAAGATCAAGAAAGCAATGGCTTTTACTTTGATGAGTATAAAGCAAGTATGCTTCTGGCTCTCATGCGTGAAAACATGACCAAGCTTGAGGATGAAGTTGGTAAGGTGTTCAAGCCTAAGATAGATGAGCGTCTTATCTATCGCCGTGAGACAGGTAAGGGTGAGACATCAAAGATGGGTTCTTGGGATACTCCAAGTGGTAAAGGTGTACGCCTTACTGCCGAAGAGTATGAGTATCTTAGCCAGCCTGCTAACTTTAGTACCACTAGGCAGAGCATAATGGACTTCAACATTAGTTCTAGAAAGCAGGTAGGTGAGTATCTCATTGAGTTCGGTTGGAAGCCTACTGAGTTCACCGTGCATGGAAGACCTATTGTCAATGAGAAAACTCTTTCTCAGATAGAAGGTATCCCGGAAGCGGAGTTGATAAAAGATTATCTGATGCATCAGAAACGTGAGGCTCAGATTAAATCGTGGTTGAAGGCATTGAAAGATGACGGCAGAGTACACGGCTATGTTATCCCCAACGGGACTATCACGGGCCGTATGACTCACCGTGAACCTAACATGGCGCAAGTACCTAGCTCTAACTCCCCTTATGGAAAGGAGTGCAGAGCAGTATGGACTGTACCTAAAGGTTACAAACTGGTAGGTATTGATGCCAGTGGCCTTGAGTTACGGATGCTTGCACACTATATGGAAGACAAGGAGTACACAAATGAAATTGTCAACGGAGACGTACACACAGCT